TCACAGGCGGAAGCACGATAACATATATAGACATATTTGAGGAAGAACTATGATAACAGACGAAGCAAAATCAGTAATAGCCCAATTTCTTGTTGATAACTTTACAAGAGCAAATGTTGGTTCAGGAGGTAATAATACATCACCTTCTCAATCAGACTTAGATGTGCCATTATTAAGCGGTTCGGGTGCTAGTTTAGGTAATAGTGCTAGTGGTGCAAAATCAGATGAAAATGTAGTTGACTTTAAAATAGATATATTAGGCTCAGATGCAAGCATAGAAGGAAGAACATTAAGAGAAATAGGTATATTTAGCGGTGCGGCTGTAACAACATCAAGTAATGGGCGAGAAGTGCCTATTAATACTATGTTACTAAGAATCCCTTTTGATGCAATTGGGCCATTTAGTTCAAGTGAAGAGGTTGAATTTTTTATAGCAATAGAGGTGGAATAAGATGACAACGGTAAGATTTGATAATTGCGGCATATTGACAAAAATGGGAGATTCGACTACGCATACGGGTGCTTTAATTCCTCCTGTTGATGGAATAGATTTTCCACATTCAGGGCTAATTAAAGTATTTGATGCACAAAGATATGGCTATGTAACAATAAAAGAGAATGTTACAACTAACTCCGATTCTAGCACAGCAACAGCAACATTTAATAAAAATTTTAATATCGGTATGAATGATACTAGTTCTTCTGGAAAAACAACTGTTTCTGTTCAAAAAGGTGCAGTTATTAGAAATGGAATGTTTATTGATGTAGCAGCAGGAACATTAACTGAAATAACTTCAGGTAGTCCTTCTGATGTTCAATTTATAGAACAGGGTAGCACAGGAGAAAACTTTTATCATCTTATTGTAGTAAATAGTTCTAATGTTACTAAAATTAGAAATCCAAGTGCTAAAGATAAAGTAGCCGATTTATTGGCAGGAGACATTCCTATTGCTATATTAAGAGTCCAAAATGGAGAATCAAAAATTGGCCGACATATACAGTATTTAGGTTCAGATAAAAGAAACAGTGGATTAAGTCTTTATCATACTCCTTCTGATTTTAGCGATGCTACTTGTGATACTAAC